ATTAACAACCAATCATCAATGTCACGACGTCCCTTCAACAAGGACAACGCCGAAGCTGGAATGGAAAAGATCTATAACCACCTGCATTCCGACAGGTGTTTCCCGGGGGGTGATTTGAGTGCTCCTATCTCTTGTGCCAATAACATCATACTACCTGATTTAGGTATTTCTGGTGCATTGAGAGATAGACTTCACCGTCTCGTTCTGGACAATTGGAACGGAGTAGAAAAGGCCTACTACTTCGAGGGAAAGCGAGTTGCAAAAGAGTATCTTGCATACTGCGTTACTGAGGCTCGGGATTATACGAAACGTGTAAGCGAGCTTAGTGAACTCTTTGGTGTTTTTCTTACCAAGGATGAGCTAGACATAGAGAACTGGAAAAACTTTTATCTCTGTGTTTCAGACACAGTCATCAGCCAATATAAAAAAATGACAGTATATTACTTAGATATTTGGCTGGAACAGGCCTTACCAGATTTTAGTGTACACGATCTACTTGAGAGGGTTCTCCCTCGCAGGTTGTACATCAAATTGCGCCATCTGGTAAGAGGTGAAAAAAAGAATAGACCACGCGTACAGCAGCTTTTATATACCCTGATACAGGGGTTTAAAAAGTCTCTGATGCCTATGAAAAAGAAGGGCATCATAGAGAACCTCATCAAACATAAAGAGGCTCTCACCAGAACTCCCCCGAGCTTATCGGAGGAGGTACTCGATTGTATTGACAGAGTATGCGAGAAACTTGTTATTGATAAAGTAACCGGTGTTCCCACGAGCGGAAGTCAGTTGAGTAGAAAATCGACTATTGAATCCACGTTTGCTAACGCTGGGTCCTTAGGATATATTCAACGAATGATCTTGGAAGATCGTTCCTCAACTGTAACCGCAAGTGGTGGCACTGTCTGCTTGAGAGATAGCTTGTTTCAAGGATACTCCTATGTAAGAAATGTAGAGTACTTACCCGTCCCTCTCTATTCATCTTTCGATATTGATGCTTCTGAGTTTCATTACTTGGCAGCTCATCTAAGAAGACGAAACCTCTCCGAATACCCTTCTGCAAAGCCTTACTGTATATTGGAACCACTTAAAGCTCGTATAATTACGAAGCCAAAAGTGACCCAATATTTAGGTTTAAAGGCAATACAGAAGCGCACTTGGGAGAAGCTTCGTTCTTTTAGGCAGTTCACCTTGATCGGTGAACCAGTCGCTCCGTTTCATGTGGCACAGCTACAAGATCGGTGGATGGATGGAGAGCTTTGGGTATCTGGGGACTATTCTGCAGCTACTGATAATCTGAACATGGAGGTTACACTGCGTATCTGTAAAAATATTTACTCCTCGCAGGATCCTGAGGTTTACGAATTGTGTAAACGAGCTCTTGTTGGTTCAGAATTTTGCTATAACTTTGCTGAGGTAATTCCTCGCTTTTCGAACGACAAACGCAGTTGTTTGAATGCGTTACCGAAGCTTGGTAAACCCGATATGGAGTTCACACAAACCAACGGTCAACTTATGGGAAGTGTCTTATCATTTCCTATTCTTTGTATAGCAAATTACGCGGCTTTTCACCTTGCTCTGGAGAGGGATGCTGGTAAGCAATTACCAGTATTTCTGCCCTCTGAAAAACCTGTTTTGATCAATGGAGACGACATTTTATTTTCTGCAAACCCACGTCTCTATTCGGTTTGGCTTGAGGCAATTAAAGAATTTGGCTTCGAGCCCTCTCCTGGGAAGAACTTATTCTGCAAAGATTATTCACAGATAAATTCGGTCCTTTTTCAAATGGATCCAGAATTTGGTCTTCCAAAATCTATTCCTTTTCTTAATTTAGGAATGATTACAGGTAGGAGAAAGCAGGAATGCTCTTATGATTGGTCTGTTGGAGGTTGGGATGGTAGCTGTTCGCTACAGCGCTTCTGTTCCATCCAGCAGATATACCGGTCCATATTTCAATGGGATATGGATCCTTGCCTAAAGCTTCAGGGGAGGTTACTTTTTGCTAAACACAATAAGTGGCTTTTCAGGACTTTCCACATTGGCATGGAACACCTCGAGAATCCAGACTGCAGAGTTGAGGACGGTATTAGGAGCATTATTTCAGAGCGGGACCCTTTTGCTTTGCATAAAATGAACAATAGCATTGCAAGAGAGTTTCCAGAGCTAAAATTGGTAACAGATGAATTCTCCGATGACGACTTGATAATGGGTTGTTTGACGGTCAAGAAAAAGCTATCTAGATTTTCGCATAGCGCGAAAGTCTCTGGTAGGACTATTTTTGATAATTTGTTACCCAAAACCGAATTCCAAAAAATATCGGACTCACTACATCGAGTACCGAAAACTCCATTTTTTGTTCAGGAGTGTCCAGTAGGGAATGTAGAGGCTCAAGTGCAACTTCCAACGCACTTTGAATTTGAAAAGATTGACTTCCAAAAAGTTACAG